CTTTTTTTATTATCTACCAATTGGTGTATCTACTAGATGCGACATGTCAGCAGCATCGTAATGCACAAATAAATCCCTAGCTATAGCCAGTGCTTCGTCAATATCTAGAGCAACAAACTCAGAAAGATACTTATCGTATTCTCCCTCAGCTACATGCTCAACAACAAAGCCATTGCTTGCTTCTCTAATGGTTACAGAATTAACTTTCATTCTAGTCCTTCAATATCCACGAAACAAAAGAGCACTTCTTGTGCATCCATTCGTTCCAACGAAGCAGTTAAGTTTTCAGTGATGGCTTCACTCAGCACCTCTTCATTTAGGTAGACATTGGGTAGGTCTTGAGGTTTAAAGAAAACCTTTAAGTGGATGTCAACAGCAATCATAATCGTTCCAGTCTTTCTTCTACCAACCTAGCATAGCCAATGATGTCATGCCATGAGTCATGATACCAAGGATCACCATTCACAATGCGAGAGATTTTGTTACAGATGAGATCAAGGCTTTCCTTCATATCATCATCCATCTCTTTCCACTCAGCACCTGACCTAACAGATTCTTTTAAAGCTTGTGAAACTCTAGAGACATCTTCTTTGTAGTTGCCATACCTAACACCACGTTGTATCAATGTGTCATCTACATTCATTGGATGCCTCCCACTGTCTTGGTGTTAATGGTGAAGCTACCGTCACCAAAGCTATCATGGTTTGCATCGTAAGAAAAGTCACCAACATCAGCAAACATCTTACCGCAATACTCAACAAGCTTGTTAGCAAGCTCTTCATCTTCTTCCATATACTGTACAGTTGCTGCCAATATAGTAGCCATACCAATCAAGTTATTAATATCATCTTCACTGATAGTGAGTGGTCCAAAGCCACTGACTAATACTTGAAAGTGCTTTTGATACACTCCATCCACAATAGTAGGACGGAGGATTAGTGCAATGTCATTTGGCTTTAAGCTTGTGGAGGAGTCCATACCTGTCCTTCATATCTTCGTAGAAAAAGAAGCTGAGCATTCTCTAACACACGCTCAGCATCACCCTCATAAGCTTCCAACACTTTGTTGTACAGCTCAAGTTCATTTGTTGTGTCCCCAATTATCTTGGCTGCTTTCACTGGACCAACACGGAACAATCCTTTGATGTTATCAGCAGCATCACCCGTTATCATCTGCGTATACAGCTTAACCAGAGCTTCCTCTGGTGTGATGTAATAACCTATGCGCTTGACGAAGTTGTAATGCCAACCAACAATCTGATCTAAGTCTTTGTCTAAAGACACAATGACACAATTGTCACCAAGCTTAGTAGCTTCAATGGCAATGGTGTCATCAGCTTCTTCACCTTCAGATATAGAAGCACCCCATTCTTTTACTAGATAGCTTCTAAGGAAAGCTAAATGCTTTGGCTTAGGCTTGTCCACTCTATTCCCTTTGTAGGGTACGGTGGTGGCTATCTCATAGCGGAAGTTGTTCTTACCTGTTAGGTGCATTCCCCAACTATCCACGAAGCAATCAGGATAGATGTTATCAACACCGCACATGAGGACATCAACGATTAAACGATCCAGTGTTCGCTGTGCCGTTGCTTCGTCTTCGTCCTCACATGCTGATGCTGCTCGATAAGCGAAGATGTCGCTATCGAACAGGGCTTTCATTTACAGCACATCCTCATCGTCTGCGCTGATACCCGCTGCTCCTGCATACTCAACGAAGTCAGTGACAACCAGCTTCTTCAACGAAGGGCTAACACCTTTCTTGTTCTTGTATGTCCAAGAGTAGGAAGACACAAGAGCTTTGCCCTTGCTACCATTACCGATAGCTTCGGTAATCTCATCATTGTCCGTATCAAAGACACGGATAGGCTTCTCTGATTTGCAAGTGATGTACCTGCCCATGTCAGCCTTCTTCTCTTCACCAGTTTGTACACTGATGCCCATCTCTTCCAGTGCTGCAACAGCAGCATCAGACAAGTTGCATAAGTTCAACTGGAACTTACCGGACATGTCATTCACCTTGTTGTGTTGACACCAGAACAAATCAGCCTTAAGCTTAATAGCTTTCTTTTCTTCAGTCATAATATTCTCCAATATAAAAACCCACTAGTAACGTCAGTGGCACTCACGCCAGTTGTTGCCAATCTTTCCTTCGGCATCAACCGGACACCGGAAACCTAAAGCCTCACCTGCTTTGGTAGCTGCTTGCTCTATGAGCCTAGCTGCTTCCTCTGCCTGATCTTCTCTAACTTCCCACTGTGTTTCGTCATGAACAAACGCTAACAGTTTAGCATTTATTCCCTTCTCTTGCAACAGCTTTGTTGATTCAACAAGCCACTGTTTAGCTATGATAGCACCTGCACTTTGCAGCAATGTGTTCAATGCTGCATGCTCTGATCTAACCCACACCCTGCGTCCGTCTAATGCAGGGAGATGCCCCTTAGCCATCAGCCTAGATATCTTCTTCTTCAGGGCAGAAAGGCCGGGTGTGTTATTGATAAAACTATCAATAAGTTTCTTGCCTTTGCTGCTGTTACCCCCTACTATGCTACCTGCCTTGGCTGCACCTGCTCCGTAGAGCACCCCATATGTCAGAGTCTTGGTAACATTCCTAGCCTTCTTGTGCTCAGGATTGTTATCGTCCTTCACAGTGCCTTTGTCAACTAAGCCAAAACTCTGTGCATTAAACCAGTGGATGTCACCCTTAAGCAACTCATCCATCCACTCTTGGTCATTCAGGTAGTGACCTAAGCAACGAAGCTCAATGCCTGACAGGTCAACACCCACCTGCTTATATCCCTTAGGCACTGTCCACACTTCTCTGCACTCAGCACCATATGGACCACCCACGGCAGGGATCTGTGCCATGTTAGGACTGCTGTGTGTAGCTCTGCCTGTCACTGCTCCATTGGTAGTGACTCTGCCATGCACCCTGCCATCATCAGCTACCAGTTCAAGCCAACTACTTATCTGAGATACACGCTTTTGAATCATTAAGTATTCAGCAATTATTTGTGCCTCTGGGAACACAACATCCTTCAAGGTGGTTTCATCCACTATCGGTTGACCCGTTGGGGTCATCTTAGTTGGCTTCCATCCTAGCTTAATAAGTCTGTCACCAATCTGCTGTCTGCTTCCAACATTGAAGATGGTTACCTTATCCTTAAGTTGCTTGCCTGTCTTCTCAGAGACACGCTGCTCAACAATAGGAAGAAACACCTTCTGCATCTCCTCTTCAATGTCAGACATGCGTCCACTCAGTGTGGCATGCAACACCATAGCCTTAGGCATATCAAGCATAAAGCCATTCTCTTCCATGCCACGGCAGATGATGGCAACCTCATGCTCAAGCTGAATACTCTGTAAAGAAAACCCTTCTTTCGTCATGGTTACTGTCAGAAAGTTGTACAGTTTTTCTAAAAGTTGAACATCTTGTTCACAATAGGTAGCCATCTCTTGTGTCCATCCACTGTCGAAGTCAGTGAAGCCTATCTTGTGACTGCCTAAGCGATAGCCCCATGCCTCTAGGCTATGTGGAGTAGGAGCTTTGCCTTCCTTAGGAAGCACCACCTCAATGTCAGGTTTGTACAGCCGTGACATTACTAGGGTATCTACTAGGTTGTTGTCAGGAATGCCAACACCCCACACCTTCTTCAGGATGGGAGCATCAAAGCCAATGATGTTGTGGCCTACCACTTGCTCACCATCTAAGTATTGCTGCAGGGTGTCGGCTTCCCGCCAGTGCCTTACCTCACCAGTGGTGTTGTGCTTGGTTACACACAGCCAAATGGTGTCATGTTTCAGGTTTGTCTCTATGTCTAAGAAGATCATCGTCCTTGTCCTTATCATTTTGTCGGAGGTTATCAACATTCTCCGACTTTTTGTAATCTTCTAATGAGTCTCTACCAAAGATGGCATTCCATCTTGATGCCCATTCTTCATCAGCTATTGACTTAGGACGCTGAGTGTGTCCCTTTCCTCCGTCACTCATACCTTTGCCACACCAATACAGGTGTGTCCTTTCCTATGTATGCACCCTCAATGTTGAAGAGAATATATTCATTGGCTTCCTCTTCAGACATACCATCTCTGTCCACAAATACTTTGATCATTAGATCGGCATCGTAGACCAAGACCTCCACTCTCTCATTACCATTCCATACAGAAGCTTGTCCAATGATGGCATCATCAAGACCATCCCACTGTTTCATAGCATCATTCCTTCCATAGTGTCATCAATCTCAAACATTCTGCCAGTGTCTTTGTTATAAAGCAAGCTGCAAGCAGGACCAGTCTGACCGCTGTATCTGTTCTTCAACACCCTCACCTTGGTGGTGTTACGTTCAATGGGATCGTCAGCCTGACCATTCCTCTCAAGCGATACCACCATGTCACTAAGCTGTGCAATGGCTGCGCTACCCCTTAGCTGCGCTAAGCTAGTGACTGCACCTTCTTCATGTCCCTTGTCTGATGGACGCTTGAGGTGGCTAACAATGATGAGAGCAATGTTAGTTTCCTGCACAAGCATGCGAAGCTTGGTCAT